TTGATAAGCGTATCACTAAGATGCGCCCGATGAAAACTCCTATTGATCAGATTACCCGTTCTGCTACAGAGGTATCGAAAGCAAATAGTATGATTGTTAAGTACTATTCTATTTCCACTCGTTCTATAAAGACTTTCATTAAAACTGCGGTCACTGAAATGGCTTCAGGAGCAACGTCTAAAGCTATTGAGGTTGATGACTCAACGTTGTTTACTGCAACGGATACAATTCGTGTAGTCGGAGTTAAAGGCTATAAAGCTGACGGTGTTACGGTAGATACTAAAGACTTGATGTTATACGTTGTCGGAAAAGCAGAAGATACCGGTTATCCAACAGTTATTGCTGTCAATGGAAAAAGAAACTCTGACGGCTCTAATTCTATTGTTCCGGCAATTGCGGTAAATAAGAAGATTATTCGTATGGGCCGTGCTGCCGCTGAAATTGACGTTGAAACAGGGCAATTCTATAATTTGCCAACTCCAGAGGAACAATACTGCCAAGTATTTATGATGCAGGTTGAGCAATCTACCGCAGATAAGATGTGGGCTAAAGAAGTAGATTGGAATTTCTCTGATATGGAAGAGGATTCAATCTATGACATGCGTCTAGGAATGGAAAATTCATTTTTGTTTGGAATTAAAGGTAAATCAAAGGATCCTAAGAAATCGGGCGCTGACGTTTACTTTACCGGAGGTATCTGGTGGATGGGTGGAAAAGACATTGCTCTCGGTACAACTGCCAACAATGTGACTACAATCACAGACGATCAAATGGTAGACTTTTGTAAAACGCTGTTTGTTGGAAATGATTCCGGCAATGGAACTAAGATCGGATTTGCAGGAAGCAACATGCTTGCAGCACTTGCAAAAATCCAGTCTGAAAGATTTAAAGTGGTTAAGGAATTTGAAAAATGGGGTCTTAAATTTACTTCATTTGATACCAATTTCGGTAAACTCTTGGTTATGCATCATGAATTAATGAATGAAAACGAGTTGAGTGATGCAATGTACGTTATCGATCCTGAATACTTACGTAAGAAAACATTCCTTACATGGGATCGCAAACAGTATGATATGGCTAAGCTTGCTAAAAGAGATACTACCGCCGTAGTAATGAAGGAAGCTTCTTGCTGCTATTTGGTTTATCCAAAGGCTCATGCTAGAGTTTATTTGGGGTCTATTCCCGCATAAGTAACATAGGGAGGGATTAAATTCCCTCTCTTTTAAAAGCAATATTATGAGATACATTTCAAATAGAAATATTTCTTTTTCCTTAATGATTGGGAATACCAGTAAACAGTTTGATTTTTTAAGTCAATCAAATGGTACCAGCATATATGTGACGGATGACTCTAATGAAATTAAAGTGTTGGAAGAATCTGATATGTTCAAAAACGGGCTTTATAAAAGAGCCGAAGGAGAGCAGGATCCAAAGCCCGTAAAAGAAAAAACAGAGAAATTGAAAGCAGTTAATAAGATCACTGCATTGCAGGATGCCGTAGAGTATCTGGTCAATTTAGGCGTTGACGCTACTTCTTTAACTACTCCGGACGAAATTGTGAAAGCTGCTACGGAAAAAGGTGTTAGTTTCCCAAATATGAAGTAAAAAGATGGTTCAGGTATTGATTAATGATTTGGTTGGCGAGGTACGAGTTGCTCTGGATGAAAACAGAACGGAAAGCTCGTACCTTTCTGATAATACAGATAACATGGAGTTGAATGAGATTATCAGTTCTAAACTTCTTGAAGCTGTAAGATCGGTACAGGAGAACTGCCCGGTATGGATGCTTGAAGGTGAAGTTATGACTACTACCATTTCATCCAACACGGACGGATCAGGAACATTATCATTACCTGATGATTTTCTTCGTCTTGTAGCATTGCAGTTAACTGAATGGGATGCTCCTGTCTTTGTTGTCGAACAGACGGGTACTCAAAAAGCACTAATGCAAGAAAACAAATATACCAGGGGGAATCCAAAACGTCCGGTTCTTGTCTTTGGGAATTTAGAGTCAGGATTAAGGAAGCTAAAATATTATAGCGTAAAAACGTCTGCTTTGGTGGAGTTGGCTTTATACGTTAAGATACCAAGTGTAATAACGGTAAATAGCCAGAATTATTTGAAGTTTCCACAAATATTAAGACAACCTATTGTATCGTATTGTGCGGGGCTTGTTGAAATAGTTAGGGGAAATGCTGATCAATCAAAAGTCTTTTTCCAATTGGCTGAATCACATTATAGTTGATTTTTCATTATTAGATAATTCATTGATAAAAAAGGCCGTCTATGTGAATAGGCGACCTTTTGTTTTTGTATAAATCATCACTGCGTTTGCTGTGTTTGTTGTGTCTGATCGTATTGTTGATACTCCGGGCTTTGTTTCAATGCGTCTTGTTGTTGCTGCATTTGCGCTTGAGCGGATTGAATGAGCTGCAATAATTGATCTGCAAATGGAAAGTCTCCGGCTTGCAACATTTGTTCAAGAGATATTTGTTTTGCATTCATAAGTTGCATCAAGAACTCATTATTGATTGCTCTGTAAACAGGGGTATCATACCCCTCAGCAATTGACAAATCAAAATCTACTCCTCCCATTATTTCGGGATCGTATCGGACAATTGCGCTTCTGCCTGCAATTCGTATGATCTTAGGTTCATCATAGAATTGCTGTATATTCTTCAGTTTCTTCTTTGCAACGGAAGACAAGAAACTGGCATACGATTCAAGAATGTCAATAATAGATGTTGAAGCATTGTTTGCCTGTTGTTGATAAAGTATTCCAGATGTTCCGGCCGTAGCCTGCTTTCCTTGCAAGGCTCCTTGCACCCCGGATACATCATCCATAAGTTGCATCTGTAAAGTTATCATATCTTGTAGTCCGGAAACTTTGCTACTATTTACAAGTTGCTGGGGAGGTTTTGCGCCTTGTTTCAATTTGAGTTTTATAACCCCGTTGAATCTGGTCCATTCTTCTGCTATATCCTCTATCGCCATATCATCTGGAATAGAATCTTCATCGACTATGAGCACACCTTTAGCCGAAGCTTTTACCACAAAATCATGAAGAATGATATAGTGATTGATGTATCTCTGTTGATCGATTACATCGCTCACGAATGAATGTATTTCGCCGTCTATAAAAGGATATGCCTTTACGACATACGGATGTGATCCGTGAGAGTACGGACTTTCTCCTTCTTCTAGTATATCTCCGAATGGTGACATAAATCGATAGTACCAATAGTTTTCAATGATATACTCATATTCAATAAGGGGTACTTGTTCAATATCCATATGAAGGCGAATGTTTCCATTTTCATCAAGAAGATAATTCCCGTTTTGGTCTTTTATCTTATTATCTTCCAATCTACCTTCATTCTCTAATTGGATATTCTTAATGTTAGTATAAGAATCGACATAAGCATCTCCTTTGAGATAGTCGTGGCACCACAACGCTTTACGTTGTTCAAGCGTCCACATCTCAATTACCCTGCAATCGGATGGATTATAAGGAACAAGAAACGAGATAAGACCTTCTGTGTTTCTTTTAAAGGTATCCATGTAAGTAGAAAGGAATTCCCGGTCTCTTGCTCTTTTATATATATCATTTAGCTTTGCAATATCTTCATCACTGTGAGCAAAAGCGGAACATAGGGACCCGAATGTTAGATCATGGATTTCCCCTACTATTGTAAGGTCGTTCATTCTTAGGTCATTCATCGGACCGTCCATAAAAAAGAAGTTTGGATTGATATTATCGCTCCAGCAATCCTGATGTTGTTGCCTTAATCCGAAAGTCTCTTTTTGAAGAGCAAGACCGGAGAATATATATTCCTCAAACATTCGTGCGTCCAGCTCTTTTTTCTCATTTAGTTTATTATTGTATTCAAGAGCTGTCGACATAGTTTCGCCAAGCCTTTGCTCTTCTCTGTCCCGGGCCACAACCACAGGAGTGGAGTTCTGATTACGATATACCCCTAGTAAAGTTTTGACTAGTCGGCGAATCAGGTTGTTTTTTAACGGAATATTCCCTTGTTTTTTTATGTACTCTTCCTCTGTGATCATTTGACCGCAGTGCTCAATTAAATCTCCCCATTGGTCACCGTACATATAACGTTTGCATCGATCTCTATCTTTCCTAAAGTTATATAAGCAGTCCCATGCTCGTTGTGCTCGAAATATGAGTTGCATGTTGCGCCCAAATTCGGATTGTTTTTTTGCATGTTCAACGGTATCCGTTTGAGGTAGTTGCTTCGGTATAAGTTTTCTTGCCATAATCTACTGTTTTCTGCAAATTTCGATTAATGGTATTAAATGAAAACGATATAAATTGACGGTTGTCTATTTTTATCGTTCTATTCATGTTTTCAACCGATAAGTTTGTAGAAAAAATAAGAAATGCAGAGAATAAGGATAGGAAATGATTTAAGCGTATCAATATTTATTTATAATAATGGAGCTATATACGATTTAACGGGTAAAACGGTTAAACTATACTTGGTTTCTCCTGTGTCTAAAACGCTTATTACTCCAACTATCAATTCAAATAACATTTCTTTTGTTTTCCCCGGATCAGATCAGAAAGTTTGCGGGAAGTACAATGTTGAAATTGAAATAGCATCTGGCTCCAACAAAAACACTTTGGACAGTTGCGAAGGGTTCAAGTTGGTTGACAGGAGTTGTAAGATAGGTGGAGATGATGGCGAATTTATAGTGAACAGTATTCAATTAGACTTTGAGACATGAGACGGATTAGAATAGGTAATGATATAAATATAAGCGTTTCTGTTACAAGAGACGGAGCTAAAGAGGATTTCACCGGGAAAACGGTGAGTGTTTTTCTTGATAGTCCCGTTCGTTCATATCCTATATCTAATTTTACCATTAATGAAAACGTGATATCATTCCCGTTTTTAGGATCCATTCAAAAAGATTGTGGTGATTATTCTGTCACCGTAAAACAGGAGTGGGGGGATAATCAAAATATATCAGATACTTGCGCTGCATTTAAGCTTGTAGAGCATAGTTATATGGCAGGAGGATCGGATAACTACGATGTTTATGTTGAAACGATAGATTCCGATACTAATGTTTCTACTGGGAACGGTGTTGATGATTACGAATTCTTATCAAATAAGCCTAAAATAAATGATGTTGTTTTAGTTGGAAACAAATCTCTTCATGATATTGGAGCACAGCCCGAAGGAGATTATGCCTTAAGTAATGAAATACCGGATATTTCTAATCTAGTTGAAAAAGAAGACGGGAAAGGATTAAGTACTAATGATTTTACGACAGAATTAAAATCTAAACTGGAGAATGTAAAGTCTGGTGCTGAAAAGTTAGGAGATCTTTTGAATGTTGGTAATTGGGCTAATATCTCTCCTTTAAAAGACAGGCTTCTTATACAATTGAAAGGAGAATCAGTTTGGAGAAGTATTGATGTTGTTTCAATAGCCCAAGCAATAGGAAATGAAATAAACATCCCTATAATAAGAAGAGATGACGAAGTAGAGGGTACCGATGATGATGTCTTTTCTTCCCTTCGTACTCTTTTAGAAATTGCTAATAGAGCAATATCAAAAGATAAAGCCGACAGCACCGACTACGCTCTTACCATAGGGGGATTGTTAACGCTGCTTAGTGATGCAAAAATAAGTGGAAATGTCACTGTTGGTGAATTTGTAACAGGATTATTGGGGTCTGGAATAAAACTAGATAAGTCAGGATTTGCTGAGATGTCCGGATTAACATTGCGTGAATTCTTGGAAGTTCCTGAAATACGCTACAACAGAACAGAGGTCATAGCCGGTACGAGCTGGCGTACCAAAGGCGGAGGAATTATAGAATCAGTAACGGTTAATCCCGACGGGGTTACCGGAACGGTGGTGCTTAAGCTTGAAGATGGCGACATAGGTCGTGTGGCGATCGATGATCTATGTATGGGTATCTGGCACTATCCCGAAGACAACGAGGCAGACAACTACGATGACGGCATAGGCAACTATCGCTTTTCAGGTTTCGGAACATCCTATTTCCGTATCACAGCCGTACGCGGAGACCGGAATACGGAGTTTGATTTTATCCTTCGTGCGCTGTCAGCCAACTACACCAAACAATACCTTCCGCAGTCTGGCATGCATTTTGCACAGTTCGGCAACCCCACGGACACAGCCCGTCAGAGCAGCGTATATGATACCC